TCAGGGAAGAATAGAGAAAGAACCACAGAACTTGCGAACCCATTGTAGAGTTTCGTAATAGGATGTGCGGGGTTTCGACATCACCATCGACACATCTTTGTGAGGGTTGTATGCAATCGCAACATAGAGATTGCCGCAGTCAGCATCACCTAGTTGTTGAATCCACATCTGATTAACTTTACCTTCCTTCCAATCTGTATGGTAGGAGTAGACTTGATCCATTTGAGTTGTGTTCATACTATAGGGACACTTTCAGGGGCCCAGTAGGCATTAGCGAGCATACAAATAACCACCAGACCAATCAGCATTTTGCAGAAGATATTCACGATCAGCAATCAATCGCAGATCATAGCGAACACCTTTGGCAGGAGACTTCCAGCTGGCAGACTTATAAACTTCACCAGTCTGCTTATCAATGAAGGCATGAACGGAGCGAGAACCACCACCATCAATAAAGACGACTTTGTGATACTTTTTACCAGTTTCTACCTGATAATCAATCGAGCAATCACCTGCTTTCAGTTCATCAATCCTCTGTTGATGATACTCAACTTGAGTACCGTGAATTGCAATAGTACGTTGATGTCCACGAATAGCATACTGACGATAGTTATCTTTCAGTGCTTCAATCAGCAGGTAGGTGTTCTTGAGAACGCTATCTGCGATGGTTTGTTGTGCTTGGACTTGCATTTGAGTTGTGTTCATACTATAGGGACACTTTCAGGGGCCCAGTGAGCATTACCATCCTTTATCAAGCATTGAATGAAACTCCCACCAACTTTGATAATACTCTTCCCCAAGTACTGTTCTATACATTCCAGAAAAAGTATGAAGATTTCTCTTCTCAATCCCATCTCTATTCTTGCGCCACCAAGAATAAAACTGATGTGAGTTCCTGTTAATCATATCCAATTCTTCTCTAGTGTAAAGTTTTGTTGTGAAAAGATCTCACGATCAACTATCTTATGAGTACCATATTGATTGGTGAGCACATAACCTTCATGATCGCTTCTCTTGCCGTTGATGTAGCATTCAATATCAATGTCACTATCAATGAAGCAGAACAGATCTTGCTTGATAGATGCAACCAACTTCCAAAGCCGTATCAGGTTGACATCACAATCACATTTTTCGGCAATCTCATTCTCCTCTACATCTCTTTGCTCACGAATGCAGGCATTGAGTTCTTTCTTGATTTGTAATGCCTTCCTATCAGAAACAAACTCACATAGAGTGGACATTTGACGGGCAAAGTCACACATATCACCAATATCTTCACGATAAGGGTTGATTGATGCGGCAGGTTTTACCCACTTCACATTCTCACAATCAGGAACATCTGCACCAAACGATGCAACACACTCACGCAGATTAGCACCAGAATAGGAAGTATGAGGAGCAAAGATAATTGCCTCTTCTACACAATCTGGAAACTTGTAAGTGATAGTGTTGGGGCGATAAGTGTCACTCCCACCGTATCCGATGAAGTCGCCTTGTATGATACCATCAATTCGGGGCAGATTGTTGAAGCAGGCAATAAGAATCTCTGCAACCCGAAAAGTGTTGCCGTGATTACGCAATATGTCTTCAACACAATAGTTTACCTTGATCTTTTTCTTGTTGAATACACTTTTGGTGCCCACAAAAAACTTACCAGTCTCAGGATCTGTGCCAAAGACTACAGCTGGAGCACCATCAATCTTGACGCTGATGGTAGATTGTGGATCGCTAAACCAGTTCAGAACTGATAGATCACCAGTCAAGATTTGGTCTTCAGGATGTTCGAGATGTTTGTTTTGCATGAGTATAGTATGACAGAAAAAAAGGGGTTTCGCAACCCCTACTGTATCAGTCTTCAAACTGCCACACGAGAGGCAATCAGTTGTTGATACTTAGACACAGAATAATTTACTGCTTGCTTCACATAAGGAGCACAGAACTTAACTGCTTTCCTTACATCTTCACCGAACTTAGCAAACTCATACTCATGAATCTGCCAACGAACTTTAATGTCTTCGGCATAATCATTCCAGGTCAAAAGAGGTTCTGGAGCAATCTTTTTGGTTTGGGACATAAACAATTTGAAAGTGAGTTGTGAGCACTGCTCACACTACTGGGACACTTTCAGGGGCCCAATTACTATCAATCAACATCATAGTTTGTGATGTATAGATGCTTGACTTTTGCACCTGAATGATCTTTATCCTTACCAAATCGTTGAGCATAGGCAAAGTCTTTCTCAATAATGTTAAAGTCTTTGTAACTCTCACGATAAAACTCATGATCAGAATGTATAATCATCCACTGCCCTTTTGTTGCCTTGAGACAACTCAAAAGGTCTTCATGTAGTTTCAAACCACCATCACCCTCAGTATATCCAAGTCGCTCAAGATACGGAGGATCAATGAACACAAAATCATCTGCATTGATCTGCTCAAACAAATCAACGAAGCTTCCATACCGAAATATACATTTCTTCTTTAGGTATTCGTGATGATCAGGTGACAGATTGCACGAAAATCGTTTATAGTGTCCGAAGGGAACATTAAACTCACCTTTGGAATTGTATCTCTCCATTCCAGAGAAGCACAACTGTCGCACAATAATGTATGCTAGTGCTCTTTCCAGTTGATCTACACAATCCCATGATTGATTGATTACTTCCCGAGCAGCATAAAACTCTTGCTCAAGATCATCGTGCTCCAGACCTTTGATATACTCTACTCTGAGTTGTAGTTGAGGGTACAGATCCTCATTTGCAACTACAGAGTAGAGGTTAATCACATCACGGTTGATGTCACTCATCAAAGCAGGATAGCCTAGACCAAATGACACTGCAGCTCCACCACAAAAAGGTTCAACAACTCTTGTAAATTGTGATGGCAGTAGTTGTTTAATCAGGGGAAGTTCCTTACTCTTGCCCCCTTGATATTTTATTAAAGGTTTTAAACAAACGATTGGTTTCATAGGTACTCAATCAGTTACTTACTAATTATAGCATCAAAGACCCATTTCTACAAGAACAGGTGCAACAACCTCACGAAGGAAAGTGAAATACTCTTCAGAGGTGAAAGGTGCATTGATTTTTTCAATCATCCAATTCACACCATAAACTTCCACGCCCTTGTTATTATACTTGGTTTTCTCTTTCTTGCTAACTTCTGCAACAACAGGAACAAAATATCCAGAATTTACATTACCACCAACAGTGAGAGTAATATCCTCAATTTTTGCATTAGATGCACGAATTTTCTCACTATCAAAATTGAGATTGCATTTACTTTCAAGATACCAAGTTTTGCATAATGCCTCAAATAAATGATCAATCTGACGAGTGCAACCATTTACATCAATCAAATTACTCTCTTCAATAAGATTTTGAGCAATCAAGCTATCACTGATAACAAGATTCCAAAATTTTTCAATACGTTCACCAAATGCAATCAAAATTGATTGTGTAGAAACACGTCCAGAAAGACCTAGTGCAGAAAGAATATGAGATTGTGTTTTCTTTGGTTTGATCGTCAAAATCAAAGGGAGTAGATTTTCTTCTAGGTAAGACATTTGGTGTGGGTATCTACTATAAGGACACTTTCAGGGGCCCAGTATCAATCAACTGGCAGTTTGCCCTTTGATGTACTCTTCTTGTGCTCTTCAATATACTTCCGTGCAGAACTTTCAGTCCTACACACTCTCTCAAGTTGCTGCCCATTGTGTATGATGATGTATCCAGAGTTTCCACCTGGACCATACGGAATAGCTGCATATGCTAAATCCTTTCCGACTGTAAATCCTTCTTTCATTTGCTATACTTTGGAAAAAATCGGTGATTTGGTTGCACTGGATGACCTGTAGGTCGTTTGCAGTAAAATCTTCAAAAAAACACGTTTTGAACCCAGTGGTGGACTGGGTTCTCAGTGAGACTTATCGTGTGACCACGGAGATAGCAGGTTCTAAAGTCACAATAATTTTGTCACCTAACCTATCCACTTTAGAGACTCGGTATCCTTCTGCCAACCTATCTTTGTCGTGGTTGATGAGAGACTTGAGTTCATGGCAATCATAGCACAGCAACTGACATTTTTCAACTTCGGGTATAAGTTTTTCAAGAGAGTGGTCAAGTGCTTTACCTATATTAAATGACTTTTGTGTTCTATCCAGATGGTCAAACTGAAGATTTTCAGTTATACCACATCCAACACATTTTCCACCCAAATGTTCCAAAAGAACTTTGCGTCTTTCTTGTCTTCTCAATCGTTGAGTTTCTGTTCTCTGTGCCCTATGCTTTTTTGCAAGTTCTCTATTTTTTGAAAGAACTTTTTCTCTGTATTCTTCATCAGTGGCATATCTTTCTCGGTCTTTGGATGCTCTGTCGGTCTTTTCTCTTGAAAGGCGGTTATGCTCATTCACCTTTTCTTTGTTATCTTGCTGGTATTTTTTCATATACTCAGCTTTCTCTATCGGGTCTTTATAAGGCATAGGACTATAATAAATCACACACTATTATTTATACATTATAGACCTTTAATCACCTCCTAACTACAGATATTGCTGGTTCACCTTTGTTGAATATCGTGTCAACAACTGCCTGAACAGTTTTAGCAGTTGTAATTCCAACTTTTGTATAAACTGGTATACATACCAGACCAAAAGATTTGGTGTAGGTATCAACAGCTCCAGGAACAATCTTACCCTCGGCAAGACCCCTTGCATCATCGTGATGCAAACGAATCACGCGACCGATAGTCTGCGAAACGGAAATAAAATCCATGGAGCGCATAAACAGCACTGCTTCCAATCCTGATACGTTGATGCCCTCAGATAGAATGCTATGATGCAACACAACAAACTTCTTGGAGTTATCCTTGCCCCATGCACTTAGGGTGTCAAAGAATACCTCACGATTGACTTTCTTGCCATCAATGACAGGGCCAGTCTTGGCAGTAATGTACATCCAAGAGTAACCACGTTGATTGAGTTCGGAGCAGAAATCAGTTTCTGATACCAAACCAACGATTTGCTTGGTTGCCTTCGCACAGATCAAAATCTTACCGACATTGTGCTCATCAATCGTTTCCAGCAGATTCTCTGCATCACGATCAAAAACAACCTGCTTACCCTTCACCATAGGAAGTTGCTTAACGTGTACTTTAGGAGGCACAATAAAACCACCAGCAACTAACTCAGGAGCAGGAACATTGATGATCACCTGACCATAAACCCGTGCATTATTCATGCCTGGTTTAGTCGGAGTGAGAGAATGCTTGGGCGTAGCTGTGAAGAAGTAGCAACGATTAGCATTGGCAGCATAGTGTTCTGTTGCAGGATAGAAGTGACGCTGAACAGAGTTATGTGCCTCATCAAAGTAGATCGTATCCACATCAATCTCTGCCTTCTGAAGACGAGACAGTGAGTGATAGGTAGTGAAGATCAGTTTGTGTCCTTGAGTATCACTCACCCACTGCTTAATCTCACCAGGGCGAGTAGAAGATTGGTGATGGGTTTCGCCACTGTGAACGTGAAACACAGAAGCATTGGTGATACACTCAAGAAACTCACTAGAGAGTTGCTCAGCAAGCAAAATGCGAGGGCAGACTACAACAATGGTCTTTGCAGTTTGAGACAGAAACTCACGAATAGTATCGTGGATCATGTTCAGAGTCTTGCCACCGCCAGTAGGCACGATGACCTGACCTTTGCTATACTTTTGCATAGCAACATCAGCACGTTGTTGATTAGGACGGAGTTGAATGCTCATAAGGGTTGTGCTCATACTATAGGGACACTTTCAGGGGCCCAGTTACTACTGTGCTTGCGTCTTCAGTGCTTCAAGAGTTTTGATGGTTTGTTGCATTGCAGCACGTGAATATCCAGTAGCATAAGGATAACCTTCCGCATTAGGATTGCTGGGTGCAGTATAGCATACATTCACAGCACTTTCAAGACCCTCAATTAGAGTTTCAAGGGTAGTGAGAGGTACATTCACAGTTTCCATAGTGTTACAGGCGATTGTAGAGGGTGCTGGTGAAGTGTATCAGGCACCAAACAATTCGTTAAACAAATCATCAGTTTCTTCGTGCTGCCTATCAATCAAGTTACGCATCTGAACAAGACGATCTTGCTCCATCTTGAGGTTAAGAATTACCTCACCAATGTCGTGCAGTTTGTTATTGATTTGAACGCGATCAAAACCATTCACAGTGGTGACTAAGTATTCCTTACCATTGATCATTCTGGGTTGGTCGATAACAAAGTTGGTCATTTGGTTAGTGCTCATACTACTGAGACACTTTCAGGGGCCCAGTTATGGTTTATAATGACTTGCTGGTTTATC